CTCCAATTTCCATAGCAACAATAACATCAACTCTTGTTCCAAAGTGGGTCAGAGCTTTCTCAAAACAATCAAGATCTTCGTACATTATACTTCAGTAGCAACTTTTTTCTTACCAATATTATACTTCGATTCCAGTGTCCAGTCACCTTTGTCTTTATAAGACAACACTTTAATTTGATTAAGAGGTGCAATATCTGTTAGAGAATCTACAGACAGATCAACAAGACCCCAATCAAACAGAAGTTTTGCAATCCGATTACGACGCTCGATATCGTTCTTGGTGATGTTTGCTGGTTTACCATCCAGAGCAAACAGTTCCTTAAAGTGAACGATGTAATACTTTCCTTTCTTGTGCAAGATATGACAAGACTGGTACAGCTTGCGTTCTTTACGCGATGCCACGCCAATGCGGGTAAGTGTCTCACGGACCTTCAGGAAATCATCAGGTTCCTTAAGTGCTACCTCCAGCATCATATCTTGAGACCAACTGATCTCCTCACTCATCTTTTTCCTCCAACATCTAAACTCGCTTTGATGACTTCTAGTTGATCAGAGGAAAGCACACTCAAAGCAATCTTTGCCTTTTCGTTGCTATAACCATAGAACTGTTTGATAAGTTCCAGATCGCTATCAGTCGATTTTTTATTCCAGGGAGAAAACCTTTTCGATTTCCTAATACTATATAGGTAATACAAATATTGCAAATCGTTGTCAAGAGTGTAGTATCGATTCATCTCATTAACATGCATGATGCAATCAACATGATCACTCAGAAGTTTATTGACGACATACTTTGGATACTTCTTCATGGCACGTTCATCCTCATGGATGTTGCCTTGTTTGAGATTGATAGCGTCCAGATAATCTTTAAGTGGATACTCAAAGTCACTTGCCATAAAGAAATACCTCTAGGGGATTGGGTGGTTGTACATCATAGTTGGTCACAAGAAGTTCATTCTTCTTGTTATTTACACGGTGTTGCATACCGTAGGTAATTGAGAAGTATCTTTGCTGGTATCCTTCATACCCCTTCTCAATCTCTTCATCAACATTATAGGTCACCATCCACTTATATGGACATGCCTTGCATGAATCAATAAAATATTCATGGTCAAAGTCTTTGTGCAGTTCTGCTTTAGATCCATACAGATAACTGTTGATCTTGTATGGGGGATCTAGGAAGACAAATACATTCTCATCCGAGTATTGATCATCAAACAGTGGATCCGTGTAATCGTAATTTGTGATTGTCCACTCAGAAATAATGTCCTGATACTTCTTTAGATTTGCAGCACCACGAAGAGTGAAGTTCTGGTTAGATGCTGTCTCCGAAAAGGCAGAGTTTTCCGTTAACCCGCTGTAAGAGCACTTATTAAGAATCCAAAAAAGGACAGCTTGGCGAAAAGAATCTGCTTCGGATATCTCTTCTTTACTCCTGTTAAACAACTCTTTAGCAAGGTCTGCTGTTTGGTGGGCAAGTTTAATTCCATAGAGGACATCAGAGAGTTCATCCCCACGTTCTTGTAAAGTAATCCAGAAGTTATAAAGGTATTCATACTTATCATTAATCCAAACAGGAACATCAGGATTCAGTTGACTGAAGTAAAGTGCCATAGATGCACCACCAACAAAAGGTTCCCGATACTCCGAAATGTTGGAGGGGAACCACTTGTAAAGTTGTGCCGCTGCTCTGGATTTACCTCCAGGATATCTCAGCGGTGTTTTCAGAAGTTTCATAATATAGTCAAAGCACTTGGATATTTGCCATAGGTACTCCCTGAGGACCCGCATTTACAGGACCATTGGGTAAAGAATTAAAAGACATTGTATATCTATCAGAATCACCACTATGAGGATTGCTGTAATGTCTCAACCAACCAGGAAATACGAGAAGCTTCCCAGGTTCTGCTTTAAAAGTTTCATAAGGACCATCAAACCAGTCCCTAATAATCTCAAGTGTGTCTAAGTTTCTAATGTCAACTGGATCCTGAAAAACAGTGTCAGATCCTTCTGTAAAATAAAACACACCAGAAAGATAAGAGTAGTTATGCCGATGAAGAGGATGACCAACTCCAGACCCTGCAGGTGCATGATTTGCCCAACAAAGAG